CCGGAAGGGGCGTGGATGCTGCGTCAGTAATGACGTGGCTAATTGTCCTGGCAATTCCAGGACCAGCTTTTGCTGGTAAATCTACTAGGAGCAAAGTGTTATATGACACGCACGAGGCAAACTATCACGGGTTCGTTAACAGCGAATACTGCTGATACGGTTACGCACACATATATTCCTCCGTCGGCCGATACTCACGTTTATTCAACGTGGGGCTCGGACCATCGGAAGACTATTGTGGACGTTCCCACGCCTCATTTTGTGTCGCTCCTTAAGTGCGGTAAATTCCTTCCGCTAAACCCTGTGACCATTACTACAATGGACCGTGAAATTGTTGCGGCCCCGATTGACTTGCTTCTGAATCGAGATTCTGATTCAGCACTTGTCAAGAGGGTCCAAGGCAGTGGTGCGGGTTCTCCAGCTGTAGCTATTGTGTCACTCCCACCCATCGACCAATCCTTGGTGGATTTGGTCGTCGTCTCTGCACAGTCTAATGCCGCTAGCTTTGAATGGGATGTACTCACATTCATGGCCGAGTTGCATAAAACTATGGAGTTGATGCACGATATTGGCGTGAGGTTTAACAACTTCGCTGTCACTCTCGCTGTGGAAGCCAGGAAAGCCCGTAGAAATCCTTATGCGCGCTTTCGTGAACTCTGGCTGGGCTCTCGGTACGGTATCAGACCAATAATGTATGACATGCTTAATGCTGCACAGGCAATGTCGTCCACATTGGGTGATTCTGACATCGTAAAGGGTAGGGGTAAACACTCAACGTCCGGTAGTCCGAGTTTGTCTAAAACGACAATCACGAACACTGGGCCCTCCGGCAAGCGTACTACTGTCCAAACTGACACAATGAATTGGGAACGGACGTATCGTGCAAATGCCTACCTGCAGCTCGGCGAGGCGATTAAACATCGCTTTGGCGTTGATGCGTTAGTCACTGCATACGAACTCGTTCCTTACTCGTTTGTGGTAGATTGGTTCATAAACCTTGGCCGTTGGGTTCAAACGTTGGGCCCTTCACTCCGTGGGGATTGGTTGGGACAGTGTGTCTCAATTAAGACTTACTACAAGTACATACAGCATGTAGATCACTCTTGGTCGGGTAGGCCCGTTGCAGGGTCCACCTGGTCAGGAAATCAAACAGGCTATGCGTACTATGAGGAAGTAACGGAGTACACTCGGTATCCTTATTCCGGGATACCATTGCCGACCTTCAATCCAAGGTTAACTCTACCTAAGCTTATCGATCTGGTCACTCTGTTCGTCCGAGGACGTTCAAGGGTGTTTCAGATCCTAAGTAGACGGTAACCATGAGGGCATTACCCGGTGAACATAACTACCGGTGCCACCCTGTCGGGTGGTTCAACAGTGACATTGACTCCGGCTGGAATCCAGCCGGGCAAGTCAACCTTCGTCGGACCGGGACACACCATCCTGACTCCGGTAACTGTGGACTACACGTTCACGGCTCCCAAGACGACGAGTACCAATCCTGGTACAAGTCGGACTGGGTTGAAGGTTTCCTTTGCTTCACGTACTGAAACCGAAGGCTGTTGTACTGTTCAGGATGGCGCTGTCATCATCGATCTTGGTGTGCGTTGGTCGTTAAACCAACCAACTACCGAGGTAGACGATGCCATCGCGTACCTGAGAGGTCTGGTCTATACCACTGCGTTTGTTGATGCAGTGAAGAAGGGTGTCCTCCCTCAAGCTTGACAGCTTGATGTAGACCTCGCGTCCAGTTGTTGTTGTTCTTCCTACTCTTTGGAGATAGGTGATGAGAAGTTCTGTTCGAACTGCCACTAAGCAACGGTGGCACAACAAACCAACACCTGCAACTCCTAATGGCGTTGCAGAAGCCTTTGCTACCTGTAACTTCACGGGTCCGAGTTTGGACCTGGCTCTTTCTGTTTTACGCTTGTTCAGAGTTGATCCTGTCCAAGCGAAGAAAGAGTGCCAGAAGTTGCTAACCAGCGAGTTCGCTGGCGCTGTTGAGTACGCCAAGTGGGCACAGTTTTGTGCCTACTTCTCAAAGTCCTCCTTGAAAGGAGATGCGGAGAGAAAGCGTAAGCGAGCCATGGATTCATTCATGGCGTCCGAAGTGAGATGCAAAATCACAAACCGACGACTTCGATATTACATGAAGTCTACAGAGCGTGAGAACCCAATTTACCGGGTTATCTTACAACGGGCAAGGAATCTTATTTCAACGGTCCTAGGAAATCTTTCCGACAGTCTCGTTGATAAGATCATTTCGTTTGCTCAACCAGGTGGGGGTGCGTGCATCGGGACCCTTAACCGGGATCAGGTAACATTACCTTTCAAGCTCGGGAATACGGATCTTTGTGTTACACAAGATGCGCTTCCGTTTGCAAGGAAGATGGTGGAGACTTCTCCTTCTTGGTGTCGGCTTGTTGCTGACATTGACTGGAGTCGTCTACGTTACTCGGTGCCGTACATCGTGTCACTGGCGAATCGGATCACTACAGTGCCGAAAGACGCTGTAACTGACCGTACCATAGCCGTTGAGCCACACTTGAATGTGTGCTTACAGTTGGGCGTACATGAGTATGTACGTCGTCGCCTCCTGGGAGTCGGAATCGACATCCAGGACCAGTCTAGGAACCAAAGTCTTGCGACATTGGGCTCCGCGTGCTGGGAACTACCAAATCCTTTTGTTACACTGGATTTAAGTAGTGCGAGTGACTCTGTAAGTGTCGCTCTTTGCGAGCGACTGTTGCCATCTGATTGGTTGGTTTTCCTTGATTGTTTGAGGAGTCCTTCCTATAAGTTAGATGGTACCGTGCGAGCCTACCATAAGTGGTCGAGCATGGGCAACGGTTACACGTTTGTGCTAGAAACCCTGCTTTTCTGGGCTATAGCTAAAGCGTGTACATCACTCACTAACAGCCGGGAGGTTGTTAGTGTTTACGGCGACGATATCATTTGTCGCCGTAATTCGTGTGCTCTCATTATTGAGGTTCTAAGATATTGTGGTTTCCGTGTAAACACGGAGAAAACATTTATCTTCGGCCCCTTTCGTGAGAGTTGCGGTAGTGATGTTTTTGGAGGGTGGTATGTCACACCTGTTTATATTCGTGAGCTCGTTAATTTGAGACCTACGGATATTTATAGGGTGCTTAACCGGCCATCAAAGTGGTTTAACTACTCTGATGTCTGGGCCTACTTACTGTACAACCACCGCCTTACAGGGCCGGTGCTGTACGGTTTGGAAAATGAGGACGATACTTCATGTTTGTTTACTTCTCTCACAACACTCCGAGAGAAGAAACTTGTGAAGTGGAATCCTCACTGGCAGGCGTGGACCTATTTGCGCGCCTCTTTTCGGGCGTTAGCAAAGAAAGTCCCTTCTTCCTGGCAGTTGGCCGCTAACCTTTTAGGTTCGCGGTCAACACACTGGGGGAAGAGTGACACCACCATCCGAGGTAAGGGGTCTTGGACCCTTGTTCGTCG